CTGGTGTTATGCCGCACCTCAAAATTTACGATGCTTCATCTCTTGCTTACCGTCAGGGTCGTACTCGCCGTGGAAGTTATGCTGCTTATCTTGATATCAGTCATCCCGACATTATATCATTTTTAGAAATGCGTAAACCTACAGGTGATCCTAATGTACGATGCATGAATCTACATCATGGTGTTAATATCACTGATGATTTTATGAAACTGATTGAAAACTGTATGTTGGATTCAGAAGCAGATGATTCATGGCCTTTGGTTGATCCAAAATCTGGAGAAGTGCGTGAGACAGTATCCGCTAAACATTTATGGCAACAAATCTTAGAATTACGTATGCACACTGGTGAACCTTACATTCACTACATTGATACTAGTAATAAAATGTTACCTCAATTCTTAAAAGATAAAGGATTAAAAGTACATCAATCAAATCTATGTTCTGAAATTATTTTACCAACAAATGAAGAAAGAACTGCTGTGTGCTGTCTTTCATCTTTAAATCTGGAGTACTATGATGAGTGGAAGAATCACCCTTTGTTCCTTAGAGATGTTGCTGAAATGCTCGATAACGTTCTGGAGTTTTTTATTGTTAATGCACCTGATACCATTTCCAGGGCTATATACTCTGCTAGCCGTGAGCGTTCTATTGGCATTGGTGCCTTAGGTTTTCATGCATACTTGCAGAAAAACAATATTGCTTTTGAAGGTGTGATGGCTAAGGTTGCAAACAATCAAATGTTCAAACACATAAGGAGTAAATTAGATGAAGCTAATCAAATTCTTGGAAGTGACCGAGGGGAAGCTCCTGATGCTGTTGGCACTGGCCAGCGCTTTAGTCACCTTATGGCTATTGCTCCAAATGCTTCTTCGTCTATCATTATGGGAAACACTAGCCCTAGTGTCGAGCCTTACCGTGCTAATGCTTACCGTCAGGACACTTTATCGGGCGCATTTTTGAATAAGAATAAACACTTAGACAAAATAATTCAAAAACATGCTGAGATTCATCCAGAAGGATGGTCAGATGAAGTTTGGAGTAGTATTATGGCGAATGATGGTTCTGTACAACATTTTGAATGGTTAGATGAAAATGAAAGAGCAGTGTTTAAAACATCTATGGAAATTGACCAACGATGGGTTATTGAATTGGCTGCTGACCGTCAACAATATATTGACCAAGCACAATCGTTAAACTTATTCTTCCGTCCTGATGCACATATTAAATATATTCATGCAATTCATTTTATGGCATGGAAAAAAGGATTAAAAACACTTTACTACTGCCGTTCAGAAAAGATTGGCAAGGCAGATAAGGTATCTAAACGTATTGAACGTCAAGTAATCAAAGAACTTGATATGGTACAAGTAGCACAAGGTAACGATTGTATAGCTTGCGAGGGTTAATTGAAACCTACAATTGCATTGTTCTTACACCAACCAAAATGTTCGGTGCAATCTGGTAATGGCATCATCAAAGCACTTGAAAGCCATTACCATTTTAAAATATTTACCAGACACGAATTAGAAGATGACTTCTTTGATGGTGTAGATATTGTTGCTTTTCCTGGTGGTTTAGGTGATAGTGATAGTTTCGATTACTTGTTTAAAGATAATCGTAAACGCATTTCTGATTTTGTTCATAATGGTGGTCGTTACTTAGGAATTTGCATGGGTGCTTATTGGGCTGGCCGTGATTATTTTGATTTGTTGTACAATATAGATGTAGAACAATATATAACACGACCAAATACTGACACACGTAGGCCTCATGCAAAGAACTTAAAAGTTGAATGGTTGGGTAAACAAGAAAAGATGTTCTTTTATGATGGTTGTGCTTTTGGACCAGGACAGTATGAAATTATTGCAAAGTATATGAATGATGATCCGATGGCCATTATTCAGAATAGAATAGGTTTAATTGGTTGTCATCCAGAGAGTCAACCACATTGGTATAAATCATATAGTTGGATGAGAGGACTCTATCACAACGGAGAACATCATAAATTATTATTAGAATTTACAAATAAATTAATGGAGAGATAAGATGAAGATATTAATGTCACAAATACTAAACAAGTCAATTACTCCACTATGCGTTATATTAGCCGCAATATCTTACTCAAATCCGAGTCATTGTGGCGGACTACACTTGGAGATGCCGTTAATGTGGTTAGTAATGGCATTGGCTCATGTACAACCTTGGATAGAAAGAAATTAAAATGAAAAAAATATTAAGATTTACAGCATCATGGTGCCAACCATGTAAAGGTTTGGCAATGAATTTAGAAGAAGCAAACCTATCAGTTCCGATTGAAGTGATTGACATTGATGTTCAATCCGATATTGCAATTGAGTATGGAGTTCGTGGTGTACCAACACTGGTGATGTTAGATGAAAACATCGAAGTTAAAAGACTGGTTGGATCCAAAACTGTGACTGAATTAAAAGAGTGGGGTACAGTATGATTAAAAAAGTCGATTCAAGACTTACGGATGAAAGAAACAGTTTTAAACCTTTCAATTATCCATGGGCATATGATGCATGGTTGAAGCATGAACAATCACATTGGTTGCATACAGAAGTACCAATGATGGAAGACGTTAAAGATTGGAAAAAGAAACTAAACAAAGAAGAAAAACAATTTCTTACACACATCTTTAGATTCTTCACACAAGGTGACATTGACGTTGCTGGTGGTTATGTGAAGAACTATCTTCCTTACTTTCCGCAACCAGAAGTTCGTATGATGTTGTTGGGTTTTGCGGCAAGAGAAGCATTACACGTTGCTGCATACAGTCATCTAATCGAAACACTCGGTTTACCTGAAGCCACTTATAACCAGTTCTTAGACTATCAAGAAATGAAAGATAAACACGATTATGTGTTAGACCTTTCTTCTAAGAATGGTGATGCCGCTTCAACTGCAACCCACATCGCCGTGTTCAGTGCTTTCACTGAAGGGATGCAGTTGTTCTCCTCTTTCATCATGTTATTGAACTTTCCACGCACAGGTAAGATGAAAGGTATGGGACAGATTGTTACTTGGTCAATTGTTGATGAAACACAACATGCTGAGTCAATGATTAAATTATTCCGTACCTACATAGAAGAAAACAAAGAGATATGGAATGATGAACTTAAAGGCCGTATTTACAGCATTGCAGAAAAGATGGTTGAACTGGAAGATAAGTTTATTGACCTCGCCTTTTCTATGGGCGCTATGGACGGTCTATCTAGTGAAGATGTCAAAAAGTACATTCGTTATATTGCTGACAGGCGCCTTATATCTCTTGGTCTTAAAGGCATTTTTAAAGTGAAGAAGAATCCATTACCTTGGGTTGAAGAAATGATTAACGCACCAACACACACAAACTTCTTTGAGAACCGTGCAACCGATTATGCTAAAGGTGCATTGTCCGGAAATTGGGGCGATGTGTGGGCAAACTAAAGGAAACATATGACAACAAGAACAATAACAGCAGAGTGTAGTAGCTGCGAATCCAGTTACGATGTAATTTATATGGAAGAACTAGTATCAGAAGAATTACCTGAGTTTTGCCCGTTTTGCGGCGAAACGATTGATTCATTATCCGAAGACGAATATATAGAGGATGATGAACTCAATGATGAAGATAAATGGGACTGAATTGGACATATAAAGACAAAGAATTTACGGAAGAATTAATTGGTGACAATTATGGTTTTGTGTATCTTATAACCAACAATGCGACAAATAAAAAATACATTGGTAAGAAGTTTTTCTATTCCTCGAAGACTAGGCAAGTGAAAGGTAAGAAGAAACGTTTCAAAGTTTCTTCAGACTGGCAAACTTACTACGGAAGTAACGAGGAATTGAAAAAAGATGTTATAATACACGGACTAGATTTGTTTAGCCGAGAAATTATACATCTATGCAAAAGCAAAGGTGAGTGTGGTTATCTTGAAGCAAAAGAACAGTTTGTAAATGGTGCTCTGGAGACAGATGACTATTACAATTCTTGGATTATGGTCAGAGTAAGAAAATCACATATTAAAGGATTGCAATGTTAGATTATTTGAAGGAAGTCGGCGATGAATTTGATGCTTTATTTTTCTTACCAATGGAAGATGAAGATAGTATCAATATCATGACTAACAAATATAAAAATCCAGGACAACCAATAAAAGGAAATAACATTGGTGATTGGTGGCATATTTTGTTGTTTAAATGCAACGAAGAAAGTGGCCATGTCGAGGACCTTGATATCTTTGATGCCATTTTTATTGATCCTAGGGAATACATATCTGGTTTAATACCACAAGGTTGGTATGGTGTAATTGCAAAGAAAACCACAACCTCCCATAATTTCCTAGATGATGCTATTGACAAGTTCAAGTCAATGATGTAAAATA